ACAGGAACAAACTGGAGTACAAGAAATATACCGGTAGGCAGCGATGATCCTATCGACGTTGCTACTTTTACGTTTGAATTGCCAATTTGGATCACTACACCTGCTAAACTATTGCGTCTTGGAATAGTACAAAGCGTTGTTGCTAATGTATATGATGCGTTGGGCAATCCAAGTCAAGCGTTAATAGATCAAACTAATAATCTTGGCAACCGTCAGTATTTTACACCAACTGGTTATCAAGCATTAGTTAATAATGGCAATGTAACACTATTTCCAAATCATGGACCAGAATTAAACAATAGTTCTTTGTCGATGCCTACAACAATAGGTAATGCTATTCCATGGGCACCAGTGATACACAGTTTTGGAGAAATAGCTAATAATTATAGCATGCTATATCTGACAGACACAGTTACTGATAGATTAATAACTGGAACTGTAGCATATGATGCTACAAATCTAAATAATTTACTTTTTAACGTTGATACTGCTACTATACCTACAAATATATTACCAAGCATTAACGCTATTGTTGATCCACAAGTAAATGGACCTGGCGCAGGATTGCCTGCCGCAAGTACAGGTCAGCGATATTTACTTGTTAATAATATGGGCGGAGCAAGCTTAGGTAATGGAGCATCAGCATGGCAAAATGCTAATAGTAGTATTACTACAGCATTGCCAAATGATATTATTCAATATAATGGCAATTCATGGTTTGTAGCATATCGTCCAAATTCAGTCAGCAACGCAAGTTATGTAACTAACACTTTTAGTAGTATTCAATATGCATGGAATGGAAATCAATGGCAAAAAAGTTGGGAAGGTCTGTATCAAGAAGGTCTATGGTCAATCGTAATTTAACTGCTGCTGGCGCATTATTCTTAAGTGCAAAAACTGGACGTGGTTTATTTTTATTGCGTGATCAAGATACTTACAGTGACACTTGGGGTTTGGTAGGTGGGCAATTGGAGCAGCAAGAAACACTTAATGAAGGGTTGCTGCGAGAGATAAGTGAAGAAATTGGTTTTTTGCCGCATATAATTAAAACTATTCCCATTGAATTATTTTCATCACCTGACGGACACTTTAATTATCATACGTTTGTTTTATTAGTAAAAACAGAATTTATACCGTCACTTAGCAATGAACATAAAGGTTATGCTTGGTGCGATTTAAGCAATACTCCAAAACCGCTACACCCAGGTTTATACAATTCACTTAACAGCAAAGTTATAAAAGATAAATTACAAACTATTAAAGATTTATTAGAAGTCGCCTAAAATAACTGCATCACGAACAGTAATTTCTCTATAATTAGGTAATGTTTTTAGAATTGGATTAAAATCATTTGTGAAATGATTTCTTACTCTATAAAACATAGTTGAATTATAAGTTTTAATAACACTATAAAGAAAAATATTAAATTTATCAAAATTTTCAATTAATTTTGGATGTTCATAACCAACCGTGCCAGTATAAACATTTTCACTAGTTACGCTATCTGAACCATCAAAGCCAAATAAGAATACATTATTAGCGCCGTCAAATGCAGCCAAATATGCAGCAGCACTGCCAGCATCTAAGTGGTAACAATGGGGAAGTAAATTTGTATCTTTATAAGCAACCCATGTGTCATTTGGTGTAAACATTTTATTATATTGATCTAACGAAATTTCAGAAAAGAAAACATTATCTTTTATAACATAATAATCTGCTGGTGTATCACGATAAGCAGCATTGCATGCATATGTAAATTTGTAACCTTCTGCAAGTCTCACATTGTTTTGTGAAAGAATAAGCTGAATATCTGATTCTAAACGACTAACACCATTTCCTAAAACAACAGCAGATTTAACACTCATATCATAAGGCAAACTACGAGGAGTTGCAAAGACACTTTTCATTTGTCCATCTTGTACATAAGTTACAGATTCTCCTGTATAATTACGACGATATAATGCGGTGTTTAGATTTCCCATAATGTTTTCCTCAACAATATTTATGGTATTGCAACTTCGCTAGGAAAGTGTTCAAGACTATATTTCATTTGACTGAATTGTGTAGCAATATAACGATTACCTGCAGTATCTAAAGCATAGGTTTCTAATTCAAAATCAGGCCAATTACCACTTGTTTTCCATGCAAGATATTCTTGAAAATGACGATTGTCCGTGTCTTGTGGAATATGATATCCATCTTCATTATCAATAATAGTTCCGTGCCAAGTTAGTAAATATTTTGCCATTTTTTACATATCCGCATCTGCATAAACTGAAACTGTTTGGTTACTGCCCCAGGCTAACTGTGAACCCCATCCACTTATAGCTGCGGTGGTTATACTCCAACCGTCTACTGTAATTGCAGTAGCAGTAATACTAGTCATACTAACGTTTACAGGTCCATAGGCACTTACTGTAACATTGTTTCCTGCTGTACCCGCACCGATGCCAATCATATTCCAACTTGTTGTACTAAAAGATACAGAGGGAGCAACACGCATTTGTACAGGGTGATTGACACGCCCACGAGTATCACCGTTAGAAGTATAAGTTATCCATGGACCCCATTCTCTACCACCACTTGTAAGGTTATAATAGTATCGCTGACATATTGCAAGTTCTGCTGGATAGTGTCTGTATTCATATGGTGTTGGAACGCTACCTGGTTCAAATTGCACACCTGTCCATTGCATACTGCTACCAACTGCTGTTAGCACGTTGCCGCTCAATGCAAGACTATTTGCACCAGTGTAGTTACCACTACTCCAAGTATTTGCACTTGCTGGTGCATATGTCGAACCATTCCATAGTGTAAAACCTAATTCAATACCAACACCATTACCACCGCCCCATGTTCCACTAGTTGGTGCTGCTATTGGTATAGCAACATAAGTCCAAGTGTTTGGTGAGGGTATGTTATATGTAAAAATCAAACTGTTATTAAATGTAGGATTATTTCTTACAAATCCGCTATAAACACCAGCATTGCTGCTGCGTGTCCAAAAACTTAATGTAGCATTTCTTGCCCAAGTTTGACCCCAACCTAAATCACGAACTTGGTAACCTTCAACCTTCTGTGATAAGAAAAGATAATCACCAGTGTTTAATGTCGAAGGCACAGCAGTAGTTGTCCAACCATAATAACTAAAAAATCCAGCAGGACTAGGAATACTATTTTGATTAAATCCAGTGTAACCTTTACTTTGAGTATTAGAACCACTAACATTCCAAATCCAACGATCAATATAATATACGGCACTACTTGTAGAAACTGCCACATTAGCGCCGCCGCTGCGTTGATCTACCTTAAAATCGCCGTTAATAATACGGTTTCTGCTACCAAATGACTGAACAGTGTTAAACACAGTTCCATCGCTAAATCCAACATTGGCAGCATACACGTTGCCTTGCACACCAATACCGCCAACAACTTGTAACGCACCTGTACTCGTGGATGTTGCGGCAGTGTTTGCAGCAATTGTAATAGGTGTGCGAACACCAGCCTGTGTAGCAGTCCAAGTTCCTTGCGCAGCATTGTAAGTATAACTTGTATTGTTTATAACTGTTGTTTGACCATCACTAGGACTAGTTGGAAATGCCATTAGAATCTACCCACCGCTATTTCAATTTTCTTTATACTGCCATCTGTAATAATATCCATACTCTTACCAATTATACAACCTGGTTCATATAAGGATTTATCCAATGCACAAGCAACACCTTTTATATTACTGCTTACCAAGAGTGTGCCCTTTGCTACTGGCCCCCGAACCATGCAAGGCACACGACCTGTTAGTGCAATTGGCAACCAATTATCATGTTCAAAATTATCATTCATAAGATACGCAGGGTTTGTTGATACTACACCAGCCACCGCCGTATCATGTGTGCGGGTTGATACAGTAACATCAAGATCACCACCAAATATCATAACTGTGCCAGGTGCATAATACGCATCTGCATGATACATTTCGGCCAAGTCGGCGTATTTTGCTGTAGTTGATGTTCCAGTAAATGTTACGGCATAACAGGTGCTCCAATAAGCACTTGCACTTCCCAGTGTAACAGCATTATTACTGCTTGGTGTATGAGTAGAACTTGTTATTGTACTGAATGTGCCAGCACTGCTTGAGTTGCCAATAGTAGTTGCTAATAAACTGGTAGCATTAATAGTAGCACCATTTGTAGTACCTTGAAGATTGGTTGTTCCACTAACAGTAAGTCCAGTTAGAGTTCCTACAGAAGTAATATTTGTTTGTGCTGCTGTTGAAAGGGTTCCTGTTAATGTTGCACCAGTGTTACCAATAGTTCCACCCTGAATAGTAGTAGCATTAATTGTAGTACCATTGGTTGTGCCTTGTAGGTTAGTAGTTCCACTAACAGTAAGTCCAGTTAGAATACCAACTGAGGTAATATTAGTTTGTGCTGCTGTTGAAAGGGTTCCTGTTAATGTAGCACCAGTGTTACCAATAGTGCCAGCATATATTGCACTGCCAGTATGAATATTACCGTTTATAGCACTTGCCGTATTACCAATAGTTGTGCCAAGAATTGAAGTACCATTAATGGTTTGTCCATTTATAGCACCTGCCATAGTTAAACTAGTTAATGCACCAACACTTGTAATATTAGTTTGTGCTGCAGTTGATAGGGTACCAGTTAATGTTGCACCACTGTTACCAATAGTTCCACCTTGTACAGTAGTAGCATTAATTGTAGCACCATTTGTAGTGCCTTGTAAGTTAGTAGTTCCACTTACAGTAAGACCAGTTAGTGTTCCAACACTTGTAATAAAAGGTTGTGCATTTGTAGCAACAGCACCCACTATCGAACTACCAGTGTTGCCAATTGTATTAGCATTAACTGTAACTGCAGATAGGGTTCCGTTAGTAATTGTAGTAGTGCTTGGTGTAATAATGTTGCCATTTTCGTAAATGCGCATAGCTTCAACGAGAGAAGAGCCATTATAAGTGCTAAACACCAACTGTCCAACGTTTGTTGCAGTTGCACTATTTGTTACACTAATACGTGCGCTATTAACAAGACTATTACCACCTGGAATTTTATCAACAAAGTCAATTTTGCTTTGGATACCGCTACCGCTACCGCTACTGCCTTGTATTTCAAGTGCACCAACGCCAGTAACCTGAGAACCAGTATCGCCAAGACGTGCGCCCATAATAGTAAGATATGCACTACTACCAGGTATCAATCCAATATTTTGCACACCCGTAAGTGTAGTAGTTGAACCAATTAAAATATTAGCAGCATAAATGTTACCGCCAACGCCTAAACCACCAGCAAGAACCAATGCGCCAGTTGTTGTTGATGTACTTTGTGTTGTGCTATTTGAAACAAGGTTTCCACTTGTTTTATTATATTGTAAGTATGTTGATCCAGAAATAGTTGCGCCATCATTGAACTGAACCATAGTGTTAGCACCACCAGCACCGCCGCCAGCAGTTGCGCCATTTGGATAGAAGATACCACTTGTTGTTACAATGTTGCCAACATATAAGCTACCACCAATACCTGCACCACCACTTAATACCAATGCACCAGTTGTAGTACTAGTTGCAGAAGTTATGCTCGTTGATACTAAGTTACCGCTTGTTTTATTATATTGTAAGTATGTTGCGCCACTGATACTGCCACTATCATTAAATTGAACATTGGTATTGGCACCACCAGCAGTAGCACTAACTGCTACCCAACTTAAATTTCCATTGCCATCTGTACGCAACACATAACCTAATGAACCACCAGTAATATTCAAACTACTTACAGCAGCACTTAAATTACCATTGATTGTGAGCGTATTAGAAACAGTTAAGTTACCATAACTGCTTGGATTGCTTGTTAGGTCAAGCCAAAATTTATTATTAGCAGCATCTTGAATATATTCAAATAAGATATCAACATTACCTTGATACCAACGATCACCCAGATTAGGAGAAGTTGGTGCTGTATTTCCACTATAAAAACGTCCAACAGGCGTAGAACCAAAATATATATTTCCACCAGGCGAAATAGTAAGATTGCCACCAATGGTAACATTGCCATTACCGCCACTTGTTGTAGTTGAAATACTCGTAAAAATACCACTATTTGGTGTGTTAGCACCAATAGCGCCTGTAACATAACCCAATACTTGATTTCCACTTGTAATAGAACCAGTAGAAGTTATAGTTGTAAATGCACCAGTATTTGCCGAATTTGCTCCAAGCGCGCCATTCAAATAACCTACAAGTTGGTTACCACTTGTAATAGTGCCACTAGTTGTTACTGTTGTGAATACACCAGTATTTGGAGTATTTGCACCAATTGCACCAGTAAAATAACCGTTTAAATTTTGTAATGTTAAAGAAGTTGTTGAACCAGGATAAGCAGTTGTTTGTGTGCTGCTATCTGGAAATTTTATAAAGCTGCCAACACCACCAAGCGAGGTGTTATTAGTAAAAAATTGCCAAGTTTGTGGTGTGCCATATGGCGCAAGTGCTGTACCAGATATATTAAGAACGTTATAATTGCCTGCACTACTGTTAATAGTTAAACCATTAGCATTAACGTTTGTGAAAACACCGCTGTTTGCAGTATTAGCACCAATCGCACCAGTCAGATATCCAGTTACTTGTCCGCCACTACTAGTTGTAACGCTCGTAGCAACAATGCTATTAGGTGTATTTGCACCAAGTGCGCCATTCAAATAACCTGTAACTTGATTACCACCAGTAATAGAACCAGTAGTAGTGATAGTAGTAAATGCACCGCTATTTGCACCATTTGCGCCTATGGCACCTGTGATATAACCGCCAACAATGTTGCCATAAACAACGGCGTTGCCCATTTTTACAGTATCGTAAATTAATGATGCATTTGCAAGATCAACGACTGAAGTAGGTTCAGTTCTTATATTACTGAAAAAGTACCAACTATTATCAAGATGATTTCTTATTACACCAGTATGATTGTAACCAACGATAGAGTCATATTTGTGACTATAAAAACCAATTTCATAATTGTAACTTATAATACTATTTGCAGAAAGATATAAGAGCGGTGCATTTGCAACAAGTGAATTGTATCCTACACTATTAATATTACCTACAACCAGATTTCCTGCAATATATGAATCACCACCTGCATAAAAACCGCCACTAATTTGTAGCGCACCTTGTCCGCTACCATAGCTATTTGCACCATTAGTAATAGTTACTGTAGTAAATGCACCAGTATTTGCAGTATTAGCACCGATTGCGCCAGTTAAATAACCACTTAATTGCCCACCACTAGTTGTAGTTACACTTGTAGCAACGATAGTATTTGGGGTATTTGCACCGATTGCGCCAGTTAAATAACCACTTATCTGACCACCATTGTAAGTAGTCAAATTGCTCGGTGATAGCGTTCCAGTATAAGTTGGCAGGTATGCACTAACATTACTATTACTATATGTTCCTGTAATAGTAGTAGCAAGCGGAGCATTGTTATTATACCAAAGATAAGAATTAGCATATATGTTATTATTTGCAACCAAATAACTACTTACAATATAGCCAGTATTAGTTCCTGTAATATTACCACCACTACCTGTTATTGTAATACTTGAAAAATTGCCCGTATTTGCAGTATTAGCACCGATTGCGCCAGTTAAATAACCACTTAATTGCCCACCACTAACTGTAGTAACACTTGTAGCAACGATAGTATTTGGGGTATTTGCACCAATTGCACCAGTATGATAACCAATATACTGCCCACCATTACTTGCTGTAAAACTTGCAGCGGTTATACTATTTGTTGTAGTATTGCCAGCATTGGTGACTGTTTGTAATGTATTGGTAGTTTCAAGAAAACTAAAAAGATTACTAAAAGAAATTCCAGTAGAACCTACAGTAACATTAGGTTCGCCACCAGGAATATAATAAAATACGTTGCCGTTTATTGAACCTTGTTCAACAAAAGTTAGCGCACCACTTGTGATTGTACGCCAATCATTAAAATCGCCTGTTCTAGTCCAAGTACCATTGCTACCACTTCCTAAAGTAGCAACACGATAGATACCATTTTGAGTATTATCTGTCTGATCTTTAACAAGAACACGATCATTTACAGAAAGAGAAATACCATCAAGTGAAGTAGGAGCGCCACCAACTAGCGTGATATTACTACCAGTTGTTGCTGCTTTTACACTATCTTTATAGTCTGAAATTGGACGGGTTAATGCCATTATAATTCTCTAATATAGTATTTACTCTATTAGAGTCTGCCCACAACAACCTCTATAACACCCACTCCATCGCCAAAATTTTCTAATGCTTTACCAATAACGCTGCCCATTTTTGGATTGTTTTCACTACGAGCAGTTCCATCTCCATTGGATACCATCATTTGACCTTTGCGAACAGGACCAGTAACTTTTGTAGGAACACGTCCAGTTAGTGCAATATACAAACCATCAGCATCGCTATTCATCATATACGCTGGATTAGTTGATACGACACCAGCAACATATTGACTACCATCAATATTGCTTAGAGTTACTTCTGCATCACCACCAAAATCAACAACAGTTCCACTTTCATATTCTGCGTCGCTTGTATAACGTTCGGCCAAGTCGGCGTATTTTGCAGTAGTTGAAGTTCCAAGGAAGTTTACAGCATATACGTTATTAAAATATTGTGAACCTGTTCCACCAATATTAATACTTGCGTTACTGCTTGGAACAATTGCACCACTAACTGTAAGACCGCTCAATGTACCAACACTTGTAATATTGGTCTGTGCAGCACTTGCACTATTAAGTGTTCCATATAATACAGCACCGCTATTGCCAATTGTACCGCCCTGTAAAGTGGTTGCATTAATAGTAGCACCATTAGTAGTACCTTGGAGATTGGTTGTTCCACTTACGGTTAATGATCCAAGAGTGCCAACAGCAGTGATATTAGTTTGAGATGCACTGCTACTATTAAGTGTTCCATAAAGTACAGCACCGCTATTGCCAATTGTACCGCCCTGTAAAGTGGTTGCATTAATAGTAGCACCATTAGTAGTACCTTGGAGATTGGTTGTTCCTGTTACAGTTAAAGAGGCACCAGTAAATGAGGCACCGCTATTACCAATTGTACCAGCGTTAATAGCAGGCGCAGCAATAGTGTCAGTTGTGGTAATAGTCTGTGTATTGACAAATGTAGTATTGCCTGCTACTTTCAATGCATTAACAATATTAAAATTGCCGCTTGTATCAATAAATGCTGCAGTAGTATTATTTTGTTTAAAATTAACTTGTGTATTTGTATATGAACCTACATGAACATTGCTTGTATCGGCAATTACATAACCACTAACCCCACCAGTGGCAGTTTGAACATATATATTTCCATAACCATTACTTTGTAAAGAAGTATTGCCTGTTACAACTACAGAACCGTTTGCTCCAATAAAAGCTGGTGTTTGTCCTGCAACTTTAAAATTTAATTGTGTAGCCGATGCTGCACCAATATGAACATAATTTGAATCAGCAGTAAGATATCCAACATTTGTTCCACTGACAGAAGAAACGTTTGCTGCGGTTACAGTACCGCTAATTCCAGCGCCACCATTAACAATTAATGCGCCAGTTGATGTAGATGTAGATGTAGTTGAACTACTAACCACGAAACTATTAGTGTTAGCACGAAAACGTGCTATTTCATTACCAGTTGCAGAACCAGCAAGAGAAAATACAATATCTTTTAAAGTATAGGTAGAAATAACAAGATTACCACCACCAGTACTTGTATTGCCAGCAACATATAGATATCCATCATTTGGACCAGTTAAGTTATATGCTGCTTGGTTGTATCCACTGCTATTAATACCAAAATCAATAAATGTATCATTGTCATTTCCATTATTTGCTACTGCAACAATATCTGTTGTTGCTTGATTTCCATTGTTTTGATTTTGTACTACTAACTGAACATAGTTGTTAATATTATCACCATGTTGCAATCTTGCATACAGCGGAGTATAATTTAAACTAGTGCCTAAAAAAACTGAACCAGTTGTTGTTATATTACCGCTGGAATTTATATTGCCTGTGGCAGCATCAATTGTTGTTGGTCCTACGGTAAGACCATTATGTACCGTAAAATTTGTATTTGCCATAGTTCCATATCTCCCTGCTGGCTATTATACTGGCATATAAGTTTGGAATACCGT